CAGGTCCCTGCTGTGGTATCGGATAAGGTCTTCATCCTTCCTGAGGTTCCTACAACGGGCAACGGTAGGGACACAAGCCTTGGTCAGAGCCTCTACAACTCGGTAGCTAACGGTAGGACAGCTCTCAACAGCAATAGGCCTGACCTCGTTCAGGTTTGGTCGGGTCGCAGCGTTGCAGACGCTAAGAGCCGCCCAGCTCTCAAGGTTGTTGCAGTTGATGCAAGCACACGTCAGATCACTCTTCGTGATGCAGTTCCCGCAGACCACACGGTCTACGCGACCTTCAACTACAGCAGGGCAGCTGACGATCAGTACCTTCTCACAAACAAGGTTTCAGGTTCGGTTGGCGTAGGTCAGTTCGAGGTGTTCTCGGTGGTTCAGAATACGAACCTCCACCAGGTTCGTTTCGGAACTAAGACATCGCTTCCACAGATCGTTCAGTGGCCTCGCGGCTCTGAGCAGGTTCCTGACGCATTCCACTTCGGTGGCACTCCAGTTAACGAAGTAGTTACCGTTACCTTCGGTTCTACTACGGCAAGCAATGCTAAGTACGTGTCCCCCGGAGCAGCTCTCTACAGCTTCTACGCAAGCACTTCGGACAAGGCTCGTCTTTCGTTCAACGGAGTATCGTTTGCTCCTGATCTAGACACCGTAGCTGTCGGCGTTATGGTCGGTGGTCACATTGCAGTCAACGGCTCGGACCAGGTTACTTTCGTAGCTGGTGTGAACGATGTCCTTAACCTGAAGATTGACAACACTAACGTAACGGTTACCTTTACGGCTGGTGCTACGACCATCACGGCAGTTGTTGCAGCTATCAACGCAGCAATCGACCTCGTAGATGGTTCGGGTTCTGGTGGTGTTGACTTCACGGCAACTGCTCCTAACGCTCTGGCTTCGTTCCAGCGTATCGGTGCAGCCGGTGGGGATCACATCATCAAGATCAAGTCCTCGGTCGTCCCAGCAGCTCTTCCAGGTGGCTTCGATGCTACAGGTGCTGTTGAGATTCTCCAGGGTACTGCTGAGATGCTACTAGGGTTCACAGCCTTTGCTAAGGCTTCTGCTTCCCCTACAGCTACCATCAAGCCCGCTACGATGCTCAGCAGCGCAGCTGGTCCTTACCACATCACAGCTGGTGTGAATGACTCCTTGATCTTCAGCATGAACGGTATCGATTATGTCGTTACTCTCCCTGCTGGCCTTGCAGTCACGACCACTAACGTCGCAGCAGCTATCAACGCTGTCTCCGGCCTCACTGGTGTTGCTTCGGTAGGTACTCTAGGTAACGCTCAGAAGCTCCGTCTGACCTCGAATACCACCTCGCCTACAAGCCGTCTTGTAATCAAGACTGGTACAGCGAATGATGTGCTTGGCTTCGTAGCTACTGACGAGAGTTCTAGGACTCTTGTCACAGCTCAGGAAGTTGCTAACGTCATCAACACCTTTGCTGGTGTTGCCGCTGAAGGTGTTGTTTACCCAGTGTCCATCAATGGCGCTGAATACATCGCTTTCGAGTCTATCAAGACTGGTGCAGCTACATCTAGCGTAGCATTCACAACGGGCTCTTCTTCGGCATGGAACGTCACTACAGGTACTGGCATCATCCCAGGCACCTCGGGTGATAATGGTGAAGATGCAGCTACCAAGTTTACCGTCACATCTTCGAACCCTTCTGGTTCGGCAGGTACCGGTTACCCTGGTAAGACCTACACGGACGCTCGTACAGGACTAAGGTTCTCAGTCCTCCCCAGCACAACGACTTACGCTCCTGGTGGCTCGTTCACCATGATCGTTTCGGACACCTGGATGGTCAATCCTTCGGTTCCTTACCTCAGCCTTGCTGGCCTTGAGCTGATTGTCACGGATACCGTAGGAGTTGGCCTGAACGATGTTGCTATGGTTCAGACCTTCAACCCCGGTGGTCTTGAGCCTGAGATCGGCGGCAGCTACTACATCAGCTACCGTTACCTCAAGCAGGACTACAGCACTAAGCTCACCACGCAGCTCAAGACTATCGAAGCTAACTTCGGTAAGCTTTCTTCGAGCAACCGTGCAACGCTCGGTAGCTACCTCGCTCTCCTCAACGGTGCTGTCATCGTCGGAGTCAAGCAGGTCCTCAAGCAGCCCAACACGAATGAAGCAAGCGACGTGGCTTACGTTGAGGCTCTCAATGAGCTGAAGGCACCACTCCCAGGCTTCATCAAGCCTGATGTGGTTGTCCCACTCAAGCCTTCGACAACGGTCTACGGAGCCCTTCTCCAGCACGTTGAGGACGCTAGCAAGGAGCGTAATCAGAGCGAGCGTATCGGTATCGTTGGTTTTGCCTCCGGTACTTCCCCAACGTCAGCTCAGGCAATCGCTCGTGGCCTAAGCAGCAACCGTGTCATCGCAGTTTACCCTGATTCGGCAGTCATCACCTTGACTGACGAGCTTGGTACCGAGGTTCAGAACCTCATCGATGGTACGTTCCTCGCAGCTGCCCTTGCAGGTTCGGCTGTCAACCCAACGTACGACGTGGCTACTCCCTACACCCGTAGGAAGCTGGTCGGTATCAGCAGGCTCCCAAGAATCATGGAGCCCGTTGAGGCTAACCAGACGGCAATGGCAGGTATCACGGTCCTTGAGGACCTCGATACGGTCATCCGAGTCCGTCAGGGTCTCACCACGGACATGTCTTCGATTCTGACCCGCCTCCCCACGGTTACCCAGATCGCAGACTACGTACAGCAGTCCACACGCAACACCTTGGATATCTTCATCGGTACCAAGTTCCTTGCTTCGAGGACGAACGACGTAGAGCTTAGCTTGAACTCGATGTTCAAGCAGCTCGTCCAGGCTGAGATTGTTGGAGCTTACACAGGCATTCACGCCTATGTTGATGCTGACCCAACCATCCTCAGGGTTGAAGCATATTTTCAACCAATATTCCCACTTTTATATATTGCAGTGACACTGAACATCAGGACAAGGATCTAGGGGCCAGACTGAAGTACAGTAACCGGACCTAATCCTTTGGTAATCCGGTTACTGTATGAACAGTACAGTAACTTGTTTGATTTGTGGACATACGGCCGTGACCTTGGCCCGTCACCTAAAGGCGGTACATGGTATCACGGCCGACTTGTATCGTGAGCAGTTCCCTGACGCTAGGATCAGGTCTGAAGCTTGTGAGGCCAATCGTAGCGCAGCTACTGTTAGACAGCACGCTCGTAACCCTAGAGCAGGTAAGACCAAAGAAGCTATCTGCCCTTCTTGCAAGACTAGTCATGTCGTAGGGTTAACTGCTTCGACTGAGGCTACTTGCCCTACTTGCAAAAATAATCAGAAAGTCAAGGTAGATGCTTCCAAGTGGGCCTCTCTACAGGAGGGTTTGGATTACGTCTCTTGCTTAGGTTGTGATTACAGAGCTGATAGCCTTATTAGCCACATCACAAACTCTCACCCTGAGTGGGTTGGTTGCTATCCTGGTCAATTAGTGTCTCTGAACTCGAAAATTCGAGACAAGACAGCTATCAAAGGGGTACCTTTAACTCAAGAAGTTAAGGACAAGATGTCTTTGAACGCCGGTAGGTGGAACAAGGGTTTGACGAAGGACACAGACCTTAGGGTTCGAGCACAATCCGAGAACAGGAAAGGGTACCCCTCTTGGGCAAAAGGCTATACTAAGGAAACTCACCCTAGTTTGAAAGCTTCGTCTGAGAAGCTGTCCTTGGTTAAGATAGGCACTAGAAGTCTTACGAAGATTGTCCTTACTCTGGAGGACTTTGCTCCATTCATAGACAGTGCTGGGCTTGTTGACCGTAAAGCCATGGCAGTAGCCCTTGATGTCTGCGAGCCTACTATCACTGCCAACATGAGGGCTTTGGGTCTGTCGTTGACCAAGAAGTATGCTCAGGCTCGTGCTGAGAGGCAGATCATTCGGCTAGAGAAGGAAGTTTTAGAGGCATTCGCCTTAGGTAACGGTAAGGTAGTTATAGCTAAGGTTATGTCAGCTCTGGGGCATGACTTTGCTGTGATCAAGAGGGAGTGTGATAGGCATGGTTTGCCTACCTTCAACCACCGCATCCGCCAGACCCAGTGTTTGGAAGCAATTGCAAGGATTCTAGAGTCACCCTATTTTGAGGAATGGTCTCCTAGAAAGTACGTGAACCCTCCGACAGGTAGGAGGTTTCGATTTGACGGATTCTTCCCTGAGTATAATCTTGTCGTTGAGTTTCACGGATACCAGCATTGGGAGTTTCCCAGTATCTACATTAAAAAACCTGAGGTGTTTGAAGCACTTAAGGTCAGGGATGCTTTGAAGAAAAAGCTGATTGAGGCTGAACAAGGCTTCACCTACCTGGAGATTCGTGAGGACGAGGCTTATGATGACCCAGATCACCTCACGATGAGGTTACTTGAAGCAGGCCTCTTTGATTGAAATTCTTGGGCAACTCTCGTATAATCTAGGTGCCATGTCCAAGGCTCTTCAAATTCTAGCTGTAGTGTTCACGGTCCTGTTTTGGTCTAACTCATCGCTCGCTTGTGATGACGGGGACATCAAGGTAGGCCCTCACTGTACCCACGAGGAATGGGTCAAGCTAGGGGTACTGAAGCAGCTCTATACCACGGTGTATTCCGAGGCAGACGGTTCAATCCTGTGGGATGACTTCGGTGCTGTTGACTCTTGCACCTCAAAGACGCTAAAGGTTACAGACCGTTTTGGTGAGCCTCAGGTGTATCATTGGGACCCCAAGAGCCGAACGTACATCTAATAACCTCTGTAGGGCTTAATCCTCTTTTGAGTGACACTAGTTTAGTATGGATCAACTACCTGCTTTCGAAGAAGAAGACCAATTCACTGATGCTGAGGAACTCAATGCCGCTGAGTATGTGGTCTTCCTCTTTGCAGTAAATGCTTATGTCAAGCACCTTGTTGAGGTCGAAGTAGATCCTGACACGGACAGGCACTTCACAATTGGTCTAAAGTTCCTTAGAAACATGGATCAGCTCCTAGGCGAGTCCATGGTTTCTGACATCAGCGCTCAGCTAGCTACGGACTCCAGCAAGGCCCTTCTTCGAAGGACCTTCAACGTTCGGTTGTCCAACTTCAGCCAGGTAGCCCGAAGAACACTTACGATTCGTACGGTATTCAACCGAGGTAGTGCCGCAGCTGTCAACAGTGTTTTCGACAACAGCAAGGCTCGTAAGTGGGTCAAGTCTGCATTTACCTCGGATCTTGATGAGCCTGTTGAGGCCCTCACAGTCCTAGGCTCGTATGTCTTACAGAACGTCAGATTGCGTTCCTGGATTCAGAAGGCTCTAGAGGTTATCTCTAAGTCTTCCTACGAGAAGTCCCTGGCAGCTATTGCAGCAGCTCCTACGGCAGTGGAGTCCGCATCCAGTCTCGTGGCTGATGCTACCAAGTCAATGAAAGAAGTTAGTCTCAGCGCTGAGACAACTTCTGGTACCGAGGATGGTAAAGCCGCACAGAAGAAGCAGAGTGAGATCCTGAGTAAGGTACAGGCTGATGCTACAGCAGCCGCTCAGGAGTCTATCTACATCTCTGGTGAGGCTGATGAGCCTCCAACCAAGGCAGAGGTCGTGGGGCTCGCTACAGCAGCCGCAGTGGCAGCTCTGGCTAATACGGATGATGATACCAACATCCCTGAGCCTCTAAGGTCCCTTGATCCTGAGCAGAGAGCTGCGACCCTTACTGAAGGTAGGGTTGTCGTCGCTGCTGGTGCTGGCGCTGGTAAGTCTACTACGCTAGGCCGTCGAGTCCAGTACTTGGTGCAGACCAAGAAGGTTAACCCAAGCCTCATCATGGTTTCGAGCTTCAATCGTCGTGCAGCTAATGAGCTTAAGCACAAGATTGGGAAGCTCTTGGGTAATGATGTCATCCAGCAGATGTCAGTAGGCACTATGCACAGTGTCTTCACGTCTATCATTCGAGACTACGGGTCTCCTACAGATAAGGCTCGAATCTCATCCGAGCAGGGATTTATAGGTAAGGGTAGTGTGGTAGCATCAGCTGTCGGCAACTTCCTTAAGCAATGTAACGGTAAAGAGGAAGATGGTAACTGGGTAGCAGGGGATAGTCCTCCTACCAAGGCCATGCAGATGTACAAGACCAAGTGGGCTGGCAATGGGATCTCACCCTCCCAGGCTAAGGCATTGGCATCTAATACTGAGGAGGCTGAGGCTGCTCAGTGGTACGAGCTTTACAGTGGGTTCAAAGGGGACCTTGGTCCTGACTGGAAGCCTACTTGCAAGACACCTAATCCTGCTGCAATGCAGGAGTACCGTCGATTCATGGAGAGAGTTCGTACCAAGAACGGCAGGGTAGTAAACCTCGGTGACTTCGATGACATGATCAATATCTGTAAGGATCTCCTAGCTAGGAATCCACAGGTTCGTGCTATCGTACAGTCCAAGTACAAGCATGTTTTGATCGATGAGGCTCAGGACTTAAATGAGTCGCAGCTAACCGTTCTGAAGTACCTTACTGAAGGTATCAACGAAAAGACCGGATCTTTCTGGCTCATTGGAGACCCTGACCAGTCCATCTATGCTTTTCGCGGCGCCCGCCCAGAGCTGTTCAATGAGCTTGATGGGGCTGAAGGGTGGAAGACTAGGTTTATTCGTACCAACTACCGTTGCCCCCCAGAGGTGGTTGAATTGGCTAACAAGCTTGTAGCTAACAACAAGCAGCGCATGGAGAAGGAAGCGATCCCCTCCCCTGCTCGTGTTTCGGGTGAAGCTAGTGTTACAGTAGATACGCCCTCTGATGAGGCTATGGCTGCTATCAAGGTGGCTAACACTATCGATCAGTACTTGGCTGAGGGTAGTGTTGTCTCTGACAATGCTGTCCTTGCTAGGACGAATGCTGAATTGAACAGCTTCGAGACTGCCCTTCTACTGAAGGGTATCCCTTACGCTCGCAAGGGAAGCTCTTCGTTCCTAGGGTCTCCTGAGACGAAGGCTTTCATGGGTTACATTACCCTAGCCTCCAGCTCTGACTTCGACAAGATGCAGAAGGCCCTTGTTGACATCATCAACAAGCCTAATCGTCTTTTCCTAAAACCTGACACCATCAAGCCAGCTGTAGAAGCAGCTCTCAGCAAGTACGCTAGGGGCAAGAGAGAAGCTCTCAAGTCCATCAATCCCATGGCAGCTCTAAGGGATGATGACTTTCTAAGGACTCTCATCTTAGAACTCAAAGGCCCTAATACAGCTGATTTTATCGTTAGGAAATCCGTCAGCACTCTGAGGGACATGGTTGACGCTATGGATGAGCTAGAAATGCTCATCTCTAGCCCTGAAGCTACCACTGAGGATATGTTTGAAGCCGTCCTCAACATGCCTGGTATCTCTAAGGCTACTGGAC